GAGGAGTATGAAATTGTGGGTGCCAAGACAGGGCATGGGAGGGACGCCGATGCCGTTGTATGGGTCTGTAAAACGGGGGATGGTCACGAGTTTACCGTGAAACCCGAGGGAACCATCAAAGAGAGGGAGAGATACTACAGTGAGCGAGACCAATATATTGGAAAACAACTCACGGTGCGCTTCCAAAACCTGACAGCCCTTGGCGTACCACGCTTCCCCGTAGGTGTGGTGATTCGGGATTATGAATAATGTCAGGGGAAAGTAAATGAACACCAAACTTGCTGTAGATGTAGATGAAGTCCTTGTAAACCTACTTGAACCTATGGCAAAGTGGAGGGGTGTTGCGTTGCCCACCAAACCCAAATACAAATATCTTTATAGGGAAATTTTTAATTGTACAGAAGAACAATCCCAAGAAATCCTCCACAAGTTTTATCGTTCTCGGGACTTTCTTTACCTCAAACCAATCCCTGGTGCTCAACCAGCCATGATCAACTATCGTAGAGTCTATGACAAGATGTATATTGTCACAGGTCGTCAGGATGTGGTGCGTGAAACTACCGAACTTTGGATTGATCGTTTCTTTCCCGATATCTTTGATGATGTAATCCTCACCAATAGTTTTACTGAGAATGAAGTTAAGAAGGTTGATATCTGTCGCGCCCTTGGTATTGGGTGTATCATTGATGACAGTATTGAAACTTGTGATCAATGTATTGAATCTGGTATGGAAGCCATAAACTTTATTGGTAATGATATTTATCCATGGTGCGAACCAAGCGAAATTAGTATACGCGGGTGGCGCAAGAATCAATATAAAGTTATAGAGATATAAAATCGTAGATGTCTTCGTACGGACTTGTTGGTCTTGGTGCCATTGGGCAAAACCTCGCCCTCAACATTCAAAAAAAGACTGATGTTCATGTGTATAACCGAACACCCCAAAAAGTCAATGAACTTATGAAAAGGGGTCTCGGTATTCGCGGGCATGAAAGTCTTTGTGAAATGATTTCTTCCATGGAATTGCCCCGAACAATTATCACAACCCTCCCATCGGGTGAAACAACCGACAGTGTCATTAGGTATATGTTGAAGTCGTTGGATCCACTTGATACGGTGATTGACTGCTCAAATGAACACTATAGGGTGTCAAGACACCGAGGGGCGTACCTTGCCACACACAGCATTCGTTACATTGGTGCGGGACTCTCCGGTGGTGCTAAAGGTGCTCTCAATGGACCAGCCCTCATGCTTGGTTGTAATAAACTCACCTACGACAATAATAGAGAATTTCTTGAGACTTTCTGTAAAAATGTTACATACATGGGTAATGATTTTGGGGCTGGTCATTACACAAAGATGGTTCATAATGGAGTAGAATATGGTATGCTTCAAGGTATGGCTGACGTTTATTCGTATTGTAACCAGGATCAGATCTGTATGTCACAACTTATGAATGATACACACGGCACAGATATTGATGGTTTTCTCATGAATGCGGCAGTTGATGTGTTGAAAAAGTTTGAGATTCACAAGATTTCAGATATTGCTGAGATGAATCATACAGGACTTTGGTGTTCCAAGGTTGGAATGGAATATGAGATTCCAACTCCAATTATAAACGCGGCCCTCAACACAAGAATGACAAGTTCTTATGAAAAGTATTTGGATACCCGTCAAAAAACGTGTATTTTCTATGACAGGGTTGTAGCCTTGAATACACTCCGTTTTATATTTGCGAGTTCCCTTTTGGAGGGATATGATCTTATGCGCACAAGAAGTATTGACAAGGATCAAGTTGCAAAAGCGTGGGGTTTGGGAACTATCATTGAATGTCCAATGGTATCAAAGGATCTTTACGAAGTTATAGACGAAACGGTGGATGATGTGCGTCTATTTGTCATGCACTGTGTCAAGTCCGGTATTCCTTGTCCAGCTGTCTGTGCGGCTCTCACTCAATACGATTTCAAACACCAAACGAGAACTTCTATGAACTTCCTCATGGCTCAAAGAAACTACTTTGGAGATCATAAGGTTTATAAAGTGTAATACTCAATGTATAAAATTACACGATCTTCTTCTGATTTGTTTTCGGCCCAGTGAGGGAATCTTGCATTCATTATGATGTGTTTTCCATCTTCCTCTTTGAGATCTCCCAATGTGTAGTGATGTAAATAACAATCTTCTGGACACTTTAGTCCCAAGTGATAAGTAAACTTATATTTAGATCCAACCGAATCTGTATGTTGTTTTAACTTTACACCACCTTTCATGAGAGCAAATCCACCTATATGAATACCTTTTATTTGAGAAAGTAACTCATATGTTTTAGGGCATTTTAAACAGTTTCCTAAAACGGGCTTACCTTCCCAAAATAGAGGCCAGCTAATCCATTCATCCTGAACATGACTTTGACCACCTTTGAGCCACCCACACTTTCCAGATGTATATTCTGATACAATTTCTTTTAAGATTTCAGAACCTTCCCATTCGCCAGTTGGCCGTGGTTTTTCAGAAATGAATGTATTTGGGAGAGTATCCAGTTCAGCTCTGAGGGTTTTCCAATGGTGTTTGAGTTCTTTGAGCTCCATCTGATATATACATATTTAAAAAATACACTCTATTTTTTATAAATGGTTCAACTTTTAAATGAACATCAACATATATATCTCTTAGATGGTGTTTTTTCCGATATGGAATGTGAATATATACGGAAAGTGATTGATAAATATTCAATTAATGAAGAAAAATATGGACATCAATCAAATGTTCAGGGAAATACCATTGCTGTACCAGAAATACCATATGAAAAAACCCGTGAACGGGTAACTGGAATACTACAAAAAATAACTAAGGATATATTTTCAAAATATAATTTTGGAAAATCTAAAGTTTCAAGTATGGAATGTCCATTATTACGAAAAATAAATGGAGCAACGCGACTACATATGGACGGACTACTCATAGAGTCACTCATGGAAAATAAAACATTACACGTGGATAGATTCAGGGAAATGTCTATGATCGCTGCAATTAATGATGACTATGATGGTGGTGAAATTTGTTTTCCCGATCAAAATTTTGAGATAAAACTGAAAAAGGGGCAGGTATTGTTATTTCCACCCTATTGGACGCATCCACACAGAACGAATAAACCAAAAAATGGTACATTTCGCTACACTATAACAACATGGTTGACTATTGATCATGGTTTGTAACATTCAAACGGCACACACAACAAGATTACTAAATGTCATTTTAAGATTTACAAACCCAAGTCCATGAGAAAACTGGGACGACGATGAAAATTAATATTTTTTTACAACTTGGAAATAGAAGTTGTAAAAAAATAAATGGAATGCATCTAGTGCGGTTCGAACGCACGATCTTCTCCTTACTAAAGAGACGCCTTACCACTTGGCCATAGATGCAAAAACTTCCTTGGCGAGTTTCGATCTCGCTACTTTACGATTAACAGTCGTACACTCTTCCGATTGAGTTACAAGGAAATGGTCCAGCCTACCGGATTCGAACCAGTGACCCACTGATAACAGTGATTTCAAACAGTGCTATTTAACGCACTACAGTCAGTTGCTCTTCCAACTGAGCTAAGGCTGGGTAAAGCTCCTACCTGGATTTGAACCAGGGTTGTTGGATTCAAAGTCCAAAGTGATGACCACTACACTATAAGAGCTTTTAGTTGAAGTGGGGCTATTATACACCCACTTCATCAATAGTTTGATTCTCCCCTTTAAGCTCGTTTACATATTTAAAGTGAAATAATGTTAATGAAACATTTGTAATCGTCATCGGAATAACATTGTAATGGACGGAGTACACAAGGGCGAGTACACTCGCAATGAGGTTTAAGTGTAAGAAAGAATAATTTATGGCTTTAGCATCCTTGTGCTTGTAAACATGGGCTACTTCTGGCACAAACATGAGACATATTAAAATGGAACTCACGAGTCCAGAAATATCTATGAGATTCATCCTTACCCTATAATATTTTCTAATGTTTAAGTAGGTATGATTTGGCTCATCTTAGTCCTTTTATTGGTCGCCATCATTATCAGAACTGTCACGCGGGTCCAACGAGAAAACTACAACTACAAGTCTTTTCTACTGACTCTCCCAAAAGAGACTATCAGACAGGAAACATTTATGCGTAACCACAACAAAGAAATTCCAATTGAAGTTATTTATGGTCCAGATACAAGAAATGTAAAAGTTGCTAAGGAATTTGAAAATCATATTGATCCAGAGTACTATGAAAAGGCTCTGGAAATGCACTACAATCCATCGGTGAAAAGACCAGATATAACATACTTTAATATGGGTGCTATTGGATGCTTCATGGGGCACATGGATTTTTATGATAGATGTTTTAAACAGGGTCTTAAGTACGCAGTAATTTTTGAAGACAATGTTATTGTAAAATCCAATAAACTTTATGACGAAATACAAAAGATTATTGACGAGAGAGGTGAAGAGTTTGAAATGTGTTTTTTCCACTGTCTCTCACGACTTCCAGATAAACAAGATGGTAAACTTGAAAAGGTAAAGTGGATATCAAGTACCAAGTGTTATTTGATAAATGTTCAAAATATGAAGAGGTACACTAAATACTTTTTACCAATGGATAATCACATTGATATGAAACATGAAGACTTGATTGCTAAAGGTGCTCGTATTTACTACAAAGATATGCGTCGGTATATGAAAATTGATCGCACCCACAATAGCACTATTGGACATAGCCAACATGGTAGACCCAAGTACTTTTCAAGAAACCATCCATCGGCAACTCCAGATGATGTTTTATTTGGTTACTAAGACCATGGAATATCTTGAGGTCTGTGACGACACGCCTTTTTCAAGAAATCTGTAAATTCTGTAAATTGATCTACAGATTTCATTGAATCTAACATCTTCTCAACATAATTGTTGTAGCCCGTGTGTTTTCCCGAATGAATAATACGGTCATCCCTCACACGGAGTACAAACTTACCAAGGCGTGTTGGTAACATTATGAGGTTCGCACTCGCGTTTATATCGTACCCTGATTTCACAACTATGGGATGTTTCTTGAACTGTTTAGGAATAATGTGATGATCCTCAACAAGACCCTTTCCATGAAGACCCC